TGGTTTTGTTCATGATCTGATTCTCCAAGGGTTGATTTTGCGATTAATCGACAATGACTGAATCGAATGATTTTCCTGCGATCCTGTTAATTGAATCCATCAATTCGCCGGTACAGTAAGACTGAAACACGATTCCTCCACCAAATTGCTTATTGTGGAACCGCTTCCCGCCGATACGTTTCGCGAGAGAAACGGCCATCGAATATCGGTCAGACAACCCGATGTTCGATTGCCACCCGTGAACGTCAAGCGCAAGGAAATGCACTACATAGCGCGGATTGCCGTTTACGTCATTTTTGATACGGGTCAGGCTGAGCGGGTTATTCATGATTGGGTTCCTTTTGGTTAGTGCTGCTGTGTTGATGTACCTATTATCGGGCGTTACTAGTGACAAGTAAAGCACTATTCCAATCGTATTTTTCTATCGCTTGCGAGCATCTGATAGATATTTAGACGCTGACCCTGCGACACAGCCCCTTGCTAGGGGCGGTCGGACAGCCGGCGGGGGGGTATCTGATAAACATTCCTCTGGCCGCCCAGCGCCCCTCAGGGGCTTGAATCATTGCGTCTCCCGACCGCAGGCGTTATTTTTACGTTATGTCAAATTGCGTTATGTAAAATTGACTGCGTCTATCGCGCCCGCGCGCCTCATAGGAAAAATAAATGCCAGTCCGCAAACGAGTCCAAAAGAACACGGTCGAAGGTCAATTGATCACCGCCAAGTCGGTTCGTGACCGGCTGCAACCTGTATCGGCTCTGACTGACGTGGAGATGACCCACTTTGACCGAGTGGTGTCCTCGCGTGAAGCCGACACCTGGTCACCGCATGACCTCTCGATCGCCACTCAACTGGCGAAGACCTTGCGCCGCTTTGAGGAACTCCAGACGCAGCTTGATTCGGACGGTTTGACCCTGGTCAACGAGCGCGGCACGACTCAGGCGCATCCGCTGCTTTCGGCAAGCATGACGATGAGCAATACGATTCAGGCGTTGAGCAGGACGCTCGGTCTGTCTGCGAGCCAGCGGGCGATCACCGGAGAACACCAGGCGGGACGCAACAAGGCAGAGCAGGCCGCTCGCAAGGTGCTGGAGCGTGCTGCTGCGGATGATTTGCTTGCATGAAGCGCCCGACCGAGCAGGCGATCATCAGCAGGGCTATCAAATCCGGTCCTGTACCGAACCTGAAGCAACTGGATCCGCGAAAGTGGAAGGGCGACAAACTCACTACCGGTCAGAGGGTCTGCCTGTTTGCCTATAAGCACCTGAAGGTTCCTGAAGGCAAAGACGTCGGCAAGCCGCTGCTATTGGATCCGTGGCAGGTGGCGTTTGTCCTGGCGGTGTTTGACAACAAGGTTCACACCCGCAAGGCGATAGCCTCAGTCGCACGCCGTAACGGCAAGACGTTCGTGGTGGCCGCGATTCTTCTTGCCTACATTGTTGGTCCGCTCGCCGTCTCTAACAGCGTGGTTGCCTCAGCTGCGCTTTCCAGAGAACAAGCTGCGCTGTGTTTTCGGCTGATGTCGCTGATGCTTCAGCAGTCGCCAACCCTCGATGGTCTGTACCGGATTGTGCCTTCCAGCAAACGCATCATCGGGCTGCGGCGCAATGTCGAGTATGTGAGCCTGGCTGCGGATGCCAAGACGGGGCACGGCAAGAGCCTGCGGATTCTTCTGATTGACGAGGCCGGACAGTTCGTTGAGGGCGACAACGAGTACCTGTCGATGTTGAGGTCAAGCCAAGGGTCATACGACGACGCGAGGCTTTTCATCATCTCGACGCAGGCACCTGCTGACGGGTCGTTTTTGTCGCTGGAGATTGACGCCAGTATTCGGGAGAGCATGCCGAACGTCGTCACGCACCTGTATGCGGCAGATCCTGACTGCGATCTGATGGATGTACAGCAGCAGTATTACGCGAATCCTGGGCTTGGCAAGTACAGGAGCGTTTCTGATTTGCAGGAGCAGATCAAGGACGCTATTGCCTTGCCTGCGAAGTTGCCTGGCGTGATGAATCTCTTGATGAACATGCGTTGCAGTCTGGATTCCGTGTTCATCAGCCCAGAGGTCTGGAAGAGCAACGGCGGTCAGCCTGACCTTGATGTGTTCAGGCGTGCGCCTTTGGTGACGATGGGGCTAGACCTGTCGATCATCAATGACCTGACGGTTGCCGTTCTGGCGGCAAAGGACGATGAGACCGGGGACGTGCATTTGCTGCCATTCTCGTTCTCTCCCCTTGGCGGCATCCGCGAGCGCAGTCTGAGGGACAGGGTTCCTTATGACGAGTGGGCGCGTACCGGGGTGCTCTACGCGCCGCCTGGCGACACGTTGAACTACGACATGATCGCCCAGCACTTGCGGGTGAAGTTGGAGGGGATGGACATCCGGGTCGACAAGGTGATGTTCGACCGGTTCAGGATCGATGTGTTCAAGGCGGCGTGTCAGCGTGAGGGGTTCGCCCAGGACGCAGAGTTCATCGAATGCGGGCAAGGCTTCGTGACGATGGGCAAGTTGATCGACTTGTTCGAGACTGCCTTGCTGGAGCGTCGGATCAGGCACGGTCTGCATCCGATCTTGAACTTGGGTGCGGCGTCTGCGATCGTGGAGTCTGACAACGTGGGTAACAGAAGGCTCACGAAGAAGAAGTCCGCGAACAAGATCGACGGCATCATTGCGACTCTTATGGCATGTAAACCGATCCTAGAAAATTCAGAGGTGACCTTCGATGTAGAAGCCCTGATCGGGTGAAAGCGGTCGCATCTTGCGGGCGGCCGGAAGCGGGCGCAGGCTCAGTCCCAGATGCAGCAGCAACTCAACGGGCTGCATTCGGCACTTGCCGGTCTGATTTCCCAGAGCCAGCGGGCAGCCCAGGATATCGTCAATATCGGCGGTCGGGTAAACGCTGATCAGACGGCAGTCCAGCGCTGATTGGAGAAAGACCTCACGGGGACGCCCGTGAGGCTTTCAAAGCCAGCAATTTGATCATACTTGTTGACACCGTCTGTCGGTCGGTTACAATTCGTTTCATGTCGAGAAATCGTCCAGGGCGCGACGAGCGCACCGACCAGCATAAATCCGGCCCGACGCCACAGCGTCCGGGCTACGGTGGCCCCATCGCTGGAGTCATCCGTGCAGATCAAGAGCCTTCCGGTAACGATTGAAAAGGCGGCTTCGTCCGCTTACGACGCATCGTTCGTGATGTCAGCTGCAACGGCTGACCGGGTCAAAGACACGATTGACCCTGCCGCTTATAAGTCGGCTCTCGGCTCCAAACTGATCGCCCTTTACCAGCACGACCCAGACCGCCCTATCGGTTTTTGGGAGAACCTTCGCATGGCTGGCGACACCCTTGTCGGGGATCTGAAGGTCGCTGGCACGAACCTGGGGCAGATGATCAAGCAACTAATTTCTGATGGTGTGCCCCTCGGCGCATCGATCGGCTTTCGCGGCAAAGGCGAGCAGAACAAAGCCGGTGGCATCCACTTCAAAGAACTTGAGTTGATGGAATGTTCGGTGGTGAGCATCCCCGCGCATCCACGGGCAATGATGCTGGCTAAGAGCCTTGGCATCGATATCGAATACACCTCTTCGGAGGTTGATGTGCCAGGTCCTGAGGTAGCAGACGCTCCCGCTTTGGATTCGGGCATTCGTGAGCGGGCAGTTGCTTCGCTCCAGTTGTCTCTGCGTTCAATCCAAAACAATCCATGGCATGGAGAATGAAATGACTCTCTCAGAACAAATCGTCAGCAAGCAAGCTGACCTCGTGGCCGCACGTGATGTGCTGGTCGATCTGGTTGCTAAATCTGAAGTCGGTAGCGAAATCGCCATCGATGAGGCCACTGCAACCGTGGACAAGCTGACCGGCGAACTCGACCGCCTGAAGGCCGCTGAAGCCAGCATCCAGAAATCGGTTGCCCGTTCCTCTGGCGCTCCCGCTATCAACTCGATCCCTCGCGTGAAAGACAGCGAGAAGGCTGACCTGCTCGTCAAGAGCGCCCTGGTTACCTTCGACGCCTATTGCAAGCGCGTCCCGGTTGAGCAGGTCATTGAGCAGCGCTTCGGCAATGACGAGGCCCTGAGCGCCGTTGTGGCTTACACCAAGGCCGCGCAGAACCCAGCCATGACCAATGTGGCTGGCTACGCTCAAGAACTTGTGCGCGATTCGTATGGTGCCTTTATGGACCTGCTGCGTGGCGAGTCGGTTGTGCCTCAGCTGCCGCTTCAGCGTTTCGAGTTCAACGGCTACCAGAACATTCGGATTCCCGCTCGTGCGGCGACCCCGAATCTGGCTGGCGCGTTCCGTGCTGAAGGTGCCGCGATCCGCGTTGGCGCTATCGGCCTGACCAGCACCACCCTGACTCCCAAGTCGCTTGGTGTGATCGGCACTTACACCAATGAGTTGATGGAGCGTTCTACGCCCAACATCCTCGACATCATCCGCACTGCGATGATTCAGGATACGGCTACCGCTCTTGACACCGCGTTCCTTGGCAACACGGCGGGAAGCGCCACTGTCCCGGCGGGTATTCAGACTGCGGCTGCTGGTGGCAACACCGCTGCTTCGGCTGGCAACACCACCGCGAACATCATTGCTGATGTCCGTGCCCGCCTGCAGGCCATGACCGCTCTGAACCTTGGCCGTCGTCCGGTTTGGATCATGAACCCGGCCCGCTGGTACGGCGTGAAGCTGTCGGTGACTGCTGCTGGTACGCCTGCTTTCCCTGAGGCTGCTAACGGCACGCTGATGGGCGCTCCTGTGGTCACCTCGACCAACGTGCCTGCCGCGATGGTGTTCCTGGTTGATGCTGCTGAGATCGCCTTTGCTGGTGGTGCTCCTCGCTTCCTCGGCACTGATGTTGCGACCATCCATGAAGAGGACACCGCTCCTCTGCCGATCATCGGTGGCACGGGTACTGCGGCTCAGCCTGTTCGCTCTTTGTTCCAGACGAACTCAAGCGCCCTTCGGGCCACTTGGGAAATCGACTGGGCCGTGATGCGTGCTGGTGCGGTTCAGACCATCTCTGCTGCTGCTTGGTAAGTCGGTAGTGACTAGCCCGAGGGTTCACGCCCTCGGGCTTTTAAGGGGTTGAAATGCAACGTTCTTACATCTGGGTCCA